GACAGCTTGTACTCTTCGCGTAAGACGCCAGCAATATCAACGCCGCGCTCCTGGAGCTGCAGCAGCTCTTCGCCTTGCAAGCGTCCTTTCGCTTGGATCTGACCAAAGGCAGTAGCGATGCCACCCAGGTCAGCGCCGGTTGCGCCAGCCACGTCAGACAGACGCTTGGTGACATCAACGATCTTCTCCGTCTCAAAGCCAAACGCCTTCAAGCGCTTTGCGGTCTCGATCAGTTCCGAACTGGTAAACGGCGTGACCGCGCCGAATGCTTGGAGCTCAGCAATGATGCTTTTTGCGTTATCAAGCGAGCCAGTTAGAACCTGCAGGCTTCTGGTTTGCGTCTCAAGCTCTGCTGTTTTGAAAATGACAAACCTTGCCGCCTGAATCGCGGTAAAGCCAGCCAGCAATCCGCGAATCGCTCTGCCAAGGTTGTTGACCCCAGTGCTTGCTGATTTAGCGGCGCTTCCGGTGTCCCTGAGCTGACGATTGAACCCACGGATATTGTTTTGCGCGCCCCTTACAGCTTGCTCAAGCTGCTTGGTTTCGTTCTTGACTTTGCGCAGCGGGTTGAGAGCCTTTACGGCGTCAACGATCAGTTCAACTCTGGACTGAGCGTTTGCCACCGCTGCTATCGCTTACAGATGTCCCAATCTATCGCCGCTGATTCTTAGCGCGCTGCATTGCCTCCTGCTCGCGCTCGTTCTTCAACTCATAGAACGCAGCGTAGTAGGCGAACTCAGCATCGGTCAGCTCGTTACGCATACGGCTGACCGTCATCCCTAACTCGCAGGACAAGAAGAACTCAAAGAAGAGCCAGTTGTCCTGCTTCAGTCGTTTTTTGCTTCCTCAAGCGTTTCATCGTCGCCCAAACCAAACAGGAACAGCTCCAGTTCGTTCAGCACCGACTCAGGCAACATGCGCTGCAGCTTGGCGGCGTCAGCAGGCGCAAAAGCTTTGCTGCCATCCTCTAGCTCAGCCTTCTGGCACAGCATCTGGGTGCTGATGTCTAAAGCTTCGTCCGTACCAGCCAGGGCTTGCGCCTTCTTGCGGTCAGCCCTGGTGATCGGCGGGAAATAAAGATCCACCAACGCATCACCGTTGGCGTTCTTCAATACAAACTTGCGGCGCTGGTTAAGGTCAAACGCCTCAACCAGCATGTCAACTGTCCGCTTTTGTACTGGCATCAGAGTTTATTTAATCGCTCTGATACTACACCTCATCACTCAAGGTTGCCGGTGATAGTACCGCTGGTGATGAAGTTGCAGCTCACGACAACAAGTTCGCCGACGGTGGAGCTGATCTCCATGTCGGTGATGATGCCAGCGAAGCTGATCGAATCAGTGCCGCTGGTGGTGCCGGTAGTGAACAGCTCGAAGGTGGCGTCTGCGCCATCAGCAGTGGTCAGCACGTCTTCCAGGAAGCCTGGTTGACCAGTTGCGTCGGGGTCATAGACCAGCTCGACGGTGCCAGAACCGGAAATCAGGCTGCCAACAAAGGAACGAAAGGTGTCGCCATGATCGGTGACATCAAGGGTTTCCTTGGTGGTGGTCAGGCTCCAGCTACGGGTGCCGACGATGGTTGCGTTGGTAGTACCAGCAGCGTCGAACTGGACTGCGCCCTGTTCGCCTCGAAGGATTGCCATGGGTCAGAGTTCCTCGATGGATTCAAAGGTCACACGGACCTGGGTTTGAAAGTAGCCCTCGGGAGCTGGTGAAGCCAGTGCCTCTGGACCTGTGGGAGCGTCGAAGAAAACCCCCGACACGTTCACCCTATTGTAAAGATCACGGATTCTCTTCCCGATTGTGTAGTTGGCACCAGGACCAACACCAGGGGCAGAAAAGATGTTGATTGTCAGCAAGCCAAAGATCCGGTTTTGGCTGTTGGTGGTGCTGCCTTGGCTCAGGTATTCGTTAGCGCCAAAGGTGGTTAGGCATTGCACCCAGCTTGATGCTGGCGTCGGCTCAAACGCCATGTTGTGAAAGACCACCGGGATGGCAGGGCTTTCAGCTAGCTCAGTAGCGAGCCGTCCTTCGATGACAGCGCGGACGGTGTTGAGGTTGGTGGCTGCCATCAGTTGCCCCTAACGATTGCTCTCATCAGTTTGGGGACATCTTTGGTCGCGATCTCTTTGCCAAGCAGATCAGGGAATCCTTTGACTGCATTGACTCTTGTCCGCCATTCGCCTTTCCAGGATGGTGGCAGGTTGGTGCCATACATCACGGGCTCGGCGTATTCCATGCTGTTGATGATTCGCCCGGTGTAGGGCTCGCTGATGTTGGCTTGCCAAGCCTGACGAAGCACCCCAGTGTCCACAGGCGTGCCCAGGTTTGGCGGCTGCCGGACCTGCAGCTCGTACTGCCATTTCAGCGTCGTGCGCTTGACCAGCGCCTGAATCTGCTCGTCGTAAAGATCTCCGATCTGGTCTAGCCGGATGTTCCGTGCCATCGCTACGCCCTCAAGATCAGCTCGTAGACGATCGCCGTGTTGTCCTGCTCCGTCGTATTTACCTGGATGACCTGGTGGACCACGCTGCTGATAACGATCCGATCTTTCGTCTCCGGCGCAGTGGTCACGGCAGAAGCCGCAATCACCAGGCGCTTGTCGCCTGCCTGCACCAGCTCGTTGACTTCGCGCAGCGCCACATCGCTCAGCACGCCTTTGACCGTGGCATCCGACTCGCTTTCAGTGATCGCGCCGGTCGTCGTGTTGTAGCTTCCGCCCGTCACGATCCGCACGGTCACATCACCGCCGAACTTGCCGACGACTTTGTTCGCGACCTTGCGTAGCGAGCTGGAAAGCGCCATCAGATTCGATACGCAATGCACGCCCCATTCTGGAGCTTGATGCTGGTGATATACCCCGCGATATGAGCGCCCTGGTCGACGGAGACGCCGCCGAAGCTGTCGTCAATAATGTTTGTGCTAACGATCGAGTCGATCGTGCTGCTCTCGTAAAAGTCGATCTGGATAAACGTGCCCGTGTGGGTCTCGGTGTCGTTGATCACCTCCGCGCCCACCGCGTAATCAATGCCGGAAATCGCAGACCCTGCTTTAGCCATGTCAGATCTTGTAGGCGATCACGGCGCCACTGCTATTCAGCGTGAAGGCGGTGAACACGCCTTGGATCACAAAGCCTGCAGGCAGTGATTCCCCGACGATGCTGTTGCCCGTCCAGTTCTGAGCGGTCAACGAGCTGAAACTGGTGTTGTTCTTCAGGATCGAGATCTTGTTCCAGCGCCCAGTTTGCGCGTCCGTGTTGCTGACGAAGTCAGCACCAATGCTGTAGCTCGGGTCAATCTGAACGCTTCTATGCATGATCAGAGCCTGTAGGCGACGACAGTGCCGCTGGTCAGCGTGATGCTGGTGAATACCCCATGCATCTCGCAGCTCGCCTTCAGGGGCACAGCGGAGAGAGTGTTGCCTGTGTAGTCCTCAGCGCTCAGCGTGTTAATCACCGAGTCCTCAAGGGCGACGATCTTGCCGAAGCGTCCGGTATGCGCCGCCGTGTCGTCGATGTATTCAGCGCTCGGGTAGGCGTACCCCATGATCAGCTCCGCTTGACGGCGATGTTGCCCGGTCCACTAATTCTAAGTCCGGTGAAATAACGCTCGACCATTGGCGGGATTCGGTCAGCACCAGTCGCGCCATAAGTATTTGGCGTGACGTCCAGGTTGCCGATCTTGACGTTCTTGTAGTCCTCCAGCCCGCTCAGACCCAGCCCGTCCTTGTTGTTGTTCAGGTAGACCGCGAGGACCGCCTGCGCCTTCTTGACCTGATCCGGAATCTCGGTGTCGGTGAAGTAATCAGTCGTGATACGAAACGGGAAACCCACCGCGTAAGTGTTGATGTAGGTGTCCGGCTTTCGGACTCCTGTGCGCGGCCACTGGAGAGACTGCGTATCAGTCGCACGGGCACCTAAAAAGCGTTCACGGTCAATGCGCTGCGCTGCTGTGTAAAGCGCGCGATTCTTCTGGTCATCGGTTGCCGAAGCCCAGGCGGTCACATCATCGTCCTGGACCAGACCGTCGATGATGTCGTTGGCGTCACTCAGCGTCAGGTAGCTGTTTGCGCTTGCGCCCCCTGCTGTTGCGTCGATTGTGATTGCCATCGGGCGTCTCGGAAGATTGCTTGGTGGCTTCTTTCACAGGGGCAGAGGCTGCCGCCGAAGCAGCAACCTCACGCTCCCGTGCTCGCCTAAAAGCGAACAAACCCATGATCAGGAGGCAGAAGCCTTGATCACGGCGTAGTTCAGCACCAGGGCTTCACCTGCGGTGGTGCCCACGTTGCTCAGGGTCACATCGAAGGAACCTGCAGCGACAGCGCTGATGCTCACGATGTAGGTGCCGGTGGAGGCACCAGATTGCAGCGAGATAGCCACAACATCGGTAGCAGCCACTTTGTCGTTGGTGACGGTGAAGGAAACTTCAGCGCCGCCTGCCAAAGAAGCATCGGTAGTGGTGATCTGACCAGCAGCCTGGTTCAGGGTCACGCCAGTGGACTTGTCAGTCAGCTGGGTCACGGCGCCACCGGAGGTGTAGCCGAGAGCCTTGCCAGCGCTGATCTCAAAAGAAGATGCCATCGTTAATGCCTCCTATCAGTCCATGTTGGACGTGTTGGTGGCGCGCACGATGCCGAGGTTCTTAAGCTCGTACACCTTCGACCAGTTGCCAACCGTTTCGAGCTGAGCCCGAGTTGGGTTAACGGTGGTCACACCCCACTTAGCGCCGACGGGGTGATAGCAATAGTGCAGGTCGATCGACATGGCATCGCTCTTGGCGAGGATGTCACGGTCGGTCTCGGTCTGCATCGCGAGCTGCTCGCCGGAAGCCACTGCACCTTCGGTGAAGAAGTAGGTGGCGTACTCGGAAGAAGCACCGCTGCCTTCGGTTTGCACGTCGTCAGAGACGATCACGCGCAGACCCATGAAGGTAGGAACTGCAGGGCTGCCAAAGGCATTAGCAGTCGAACCCTGGCTAGCGCCGGTGTCGGCTGCGCCAGTGTTGTCGTAGATGAAGTCGATTGCACGGCGCTCCACCAGGTCGTAATAGACCTTGGAGTGGATGCACATTGCAGCCAACTTGTCGCCTTGATCGCCAAGCTTGGCGCGAGCCTCAGCAACGTGACGGGGGGAGAGCACGGTGGGGGTATCACCGGACTCACCGTCAATGGTGAGGTCGAAGAAGGCGGCGGAGGAGCTGGTGGTGCCCAGGGTGCCGAAGACGCCCTTAAGGGTGGACAGCAGGTCCTTTTGACGCTGGTTAGCAACGTAATCAGCAACCTTGGCGCCGATGGCAGCCATGGGATCGCTACCGGCTGCAAGAGCAGCGAGGTCGCGCGCTTCAAACGCCCGCCCACGATGCAGGATCACGCCAACTTGCTTGTCAGCAGTGATCTTGCCGGGGGTCAGAGAAGAGCTGTCAGACAGCACTTCAAAGTCACCCGAAAGGTTTGCCTTCCAAAAAGGCACGTTGATGAAATCACCGCCCTCGGTGGCATTCAGCTCAGCCATCGGACGCACAACACCGCTAGCCAGGAAGGCATCGCGCTGAGTGGTCTGTTCAATGACGTACGGCGTAAATACCTCGGGAACGATGATGTCCGACCGGAGAGTCGCCATCGTTTAATTCCAAAAGTGTTTAACGGTGTTGGGCGTA